CAGCGTCCAGACGTTCCATGCGCTGATTGACGACATCAAACTTTGTCGGGTAGCCAACCACCGGCAGGATTGGATACCAGCGCAGCGCATCAATCATTTTTCTGGCTTGTAGTAGTCATGGATTAAGCCCCTTATTTCAAAGTTATCTGCTGCCCCTAGCCACTCCGCAAAGTGGTTATACAGTTGCACCAATTGCTCATTCGAGCATTGCTTGGCGTTCTTCTTCAACCAGACTAGCGTTATCTCTTTGCGCTTGCTTGGGTCGTGTTCCGTAAGCGCAAGTATCTTAAACTCGCCAATGTTGCACGATGTGCTTGCTCCCAAAAGCAAAGGGAAAAACAAAAGAACAAGCCAGCGCATTCATTGTGGTTCGGGTGGTACTAACAAAGAACTTGCTAAACCTCTAGTGAAATAAGACGGTGGTTGCGGGGGTGTTTCTCCGGATAGTAAACCACCTACTGTCCTTTGTGCCGCTCTGCGGCGCATGACACCTTGCAATTTATCCGCGCCGTATCCTACAATTGCAAGCGGTGCGGTGTATTTTAAAGTTTCAGGACTGGCAATTCCACCTACTACCGTGCCACCGGTAACTATCTGATTTCGTTGGGGGTTAAATTTACCCATTACGGTTAACAAATTGTCTAAAGAACTACCTTTGGCCACAGCTTTTATGGCATTCTGTTCGTTTTCAGTAAACAAGCGCATTTTTTCTTTGTTAGCCGCAAGGTTTATAAAACCTTTACGGATCAATTCGCTTTCGGACGCGGTTGGGTTTAGCGCCCTAACTTCGGCAGCATCTAACACATTTTCTAAAGTAGACGCGCGGCTTAGATTACGCCAATCTTTTCGTGCTGACACTATGGTTTTAACGGCTTCGTCAATACCACCCGCGCCAGCGGTTACATTTTTAGGTGATAGGGCCGCAATGTGGCTGTCAATGCTGTCTACCATTTCGCTACCAAACCGGCGTATGTTTTTATCCGCATTTCCTTTTAGCCCGTTAGCCAACCGGCGCATTTGGTCTACATCATTGAAAGAGACATTTCCCCTTTCAGCAATGCTTTCAAATCTTTTTAGTATGTTTGCTACTGGTTGCGCATTTTCAGGAAGATAGTCAACCGCATCTAATCGTGTCTTTACTTTGGAGACTAGATCGTTTGCATTCTGTTGGTTCAATTCAATACCAGCATCGCTTACTTTGGTATATGCGCGTTGAGCGCGTTGTTGAACTTCGGCCATAGTCATTGGTTGTTGTTTCCCTGACGACAACCAACCCATTGCATCGCCCGCTATTTTGCCCGCCGCACCCGCAACCCCAATACCCGCAAGAGTAGCAGCTAAATCGCTACCCGTAATCTCTTTAGTTTTTTCAGCTACTGGTTGCGCGGCCATTGGCGCAGCAGCCGCAGCGGGGAGTTGACGTACCAAATCAGCACCGAGAACTTTAGGCGCTATGTTGGCCATCTGTCCAGCCGACACCAACCCTTGCATTCCTGCTTGCGCAGTGCGTTCCATTGTTGTTTCGGGTTCTGGAACGCCCAATTGAGTGAGCGCTTTGCTTTGGCCTTGAGACATATATGGCATACGGCTTTCAGAACCTAGTAAGTTAGCCCCCAAGTTATATGCGCCGCTTAGAGCATTAGCTACCATATTTACTGGGGCAGACGCGCCCTCTATAACTGCGCGGCCTGCCAGCCCAGCTTGGCGCTCTAACTGAGCACCCAAAGTAGGACCAGGCTTGGCAACTTGCGGGGCGTAGTTAGATTTAACATAGTCAATTGCTTGCTGCTCAGTTGCGCCTTCTGGCGCATCTACTTCATATTGAACGCCATCCGGGCTTGTTACAACAAATTTTCCCATGATGGTTCCTTATGATTTAACTGGTTTAGCCGACCACGCCCCGCTTGGCGTTGCAGTCGGGACAGTCGGCACAGGTGAGTAAACTTCAGAAAAATCAAACTCGTTTAAGTTGTTGTACTTATTAGCATGCGCGTTCATTTTGCGCCAATAATCAACTTTACCTTTTTGAATTTCAATCAACTTATCCAATAGTTCAGTTCGCGCTTTTTGGCTAGTCGTGATTTGAGGAATACGCGCTTCAACAAACTTACGGTCAGCGTCAGAAATTTGAGCGCCTAGTTTTCCACCTAAGTCTTCCATAACCAGGTCTTTGGCTTGCTTATCATATATTTCAGATGATGCCAAATTTTTAACTTGGGCTGGGCTTAACAAGCCTACGCTGGCTAACAAATTAGTAGCTCCAATGTAAGAGTTAGCCAATGGACCAGTAAACAATTCACCGGATGCGTCCAATTTTTTCATTGATGTTAGTGTATTGAGCGCTTTTACGCCGCTTGACGCTGCTGCACTGGCGGTTGCCAACGCATCTGCTTGGGTTGTACCCCGCTTTTCAGCAAACTTTTCTTCTTGTTTTTGGCTAACGCTAACCATAGTTTTGGCGGTAGTTCTATCTACGCCGCCTGCGTAAGGGACACGCATTTGTTTACCATCAGCACCGGTTTTGAAGATAAATTGTTGGTCATTATTGACATCCAAATATACTGGTTCCCGAGTTCCTTCGGCCACACCAACTTCTTTGACATTAGCTGCGGTTTCTTTTTTGTTCGTCAAACGCTCAAGTTGGACAAAGCGCGTTGTTATCATATTTATCGCGCGGTCGCGTTCTGGGCTTACGGGTTGTGCTTTTAATTGGTCAAGCGTATCTTGGAGTGTAGCCATCTCATTGGCTTCTTGAATAGCAGGCGTGGCTGCCTGCACACGCTCGCGAGCAGCCTGTGCCAAAGATGCTTTACCTGCTGCTAAACGCTGTTCTGTTTGAGCCATCTCGCTTTGTGCTTGACGAGCATATTGAGCCAAAGCCATAGCACCTTGTTGGTCACCAGCTTGAGCAAGCATTTGAGCGCCTTTTAGGATCGACTCAGGATTGGTTTGGTCAATCTGTTGCTGGATAGAGTTTCTAATACTAATCAACTGCAACTGAGGGTCTTGTACGCCCATAGCGCCGCCAAAGGCATTGCCAAAGTTTCTAGCACCTGCGTAGGTCATGGCCGTGCCACGGGCTGATGGGTCTAGCTGGGCAAGCGTTATGCCTTCTTGCAAAGCACTTCTGCGTTGCTGCTCACCATACATTTCTGGAGTTAGCCCAAAAAGGCTTGGAACGATGTCTGCCATGATGTATCCTTAAAAAGACCAGTTGCTGTAGTCAAAATTAGCTGGGTACGGGTTAACACCCGTTGCAGGCACAGTGCTTGTATATGGATTAACCCCACCAAACAGACCGCTTAGTGTTGAAGTAAAAGCGTTTGATCCACCTAAACCGCCCAATATGTTTGCCAATGGGTTGACCGTTGCGGCTGAAGTGGTAGCAAAATTACCCGCCGCTTGCGTCCCGCCAATGCCCAATTGACCGGCTCTTGCGCCAGCCGTAGACACATCTCGGCCAATGCCCAAAGAAGTGGTCATTGGTGCTTGGCCCAATGCTTCAAGCCCTTGGACTTGACCGGATGCAGTCGTATAGGGTGCGTAAGCCTGCTGCTGGCCGGCGTAGTAGTTGCCCATCGCCGTGGTGCCTTGGCCCAACAGCCCAGCGCCAAACAGCACATTGCGCTGCCCTGCTTGTTCGGCATTTGCCGCCAATTGAGCCTCTTGCATGGCCCGAGCGTTGTACATTGCTTGTAGCTCCGGCGTTGTTGCGCCGTAGCCGCCGCCTTGGGCCACAGACAGACCGCCTCGGCCTTGTTGCTGCAACTTGTTTTGCAAGTTGGCAAGTTCGAGTTCCCGACCTGGGGCCAAAAGCGCCATTTGTTGCTTTAGGTAGTTACCCGCAACATCTTGAGGGTTCTGGGCAAGGTACTGATTGCCCAAACTGAACATACTTTGAGCGCCGGTCTGAAGAGGCGCAAACTGTGCTTGTGCTTGCTCGGCCTGTGTCAGTCCAGCGTTTTGCAAAGCCACGAATCGGTCTTGCTGGGCTTTGGCCTCTGGGGATAAGGTGTAGCCTGCGCTTGTCATCTGGCCAGTAGTCGGGTCGTACCCAAACTGACTTGTACCAAACCGAGTTGTTGTCCCGATTGGCTTGAACTGAGCGCCTTCGGTTGCCGCCTTAGTCGCTGCGGTCATGTTCTGCGCTGCCAGTTTTGCCGCCGCTTTACTCTCTTCGGTTTGCAAATAGCCGCCTGCACCTTGTAACAACCCACCAATACTGCCGGGGGCTATTAAAGCATTGGCCAAAGTTGAACCTACGGTAGAGGCCGCACCGGACAGCAGACCAGTCGCTGCGGCTGTTCCTGCTGCGGCTGGGGCCAAGGCAGCGGCAGTTGTGCCTGCTGCTGGTGCTACGGCGGCAGGAGCCAAGGCCGCAGCAGTTGTGCCTGCGGCTGCTGCTGGTGCTACGGCAGAGGTCATTCCAGTCCCACCAGATAGCAAGCCTGCATCGGCCAATGTCTCGCCTGCAAACACACTTGGCGCTGCTGCTGCTGGTGCTACGGCAGCGGCAGTTGTGCCTGCGGCAGCTGCTGGTGCTACGGCAGAGGTCATTCCAGTCCCACCAGATAGCAAGCCTGCATCGGCTAACGCCTCACCTGCAAATGCACTTGGTGCTACGGCGGCTACTTGGCTAGAAGTTAATGCAGCAGTTGTTGCTGGCGCTGTCAGCAGTCCACCACCACCAGCAGTTGTTGCGGCCCCACCAGTAAGGGCAGCGGTTTCAGCAGCCGTTAGCGTAGTAGCGCCTGCTGTACCGCTAAGAGCAGCCAAATCTGAACCAACCACTTGACTGATCGTTGCTGCTGCCTCTGGAACCACCGCCGCTACAGCAGGCGATGCGGCTACTGTGGAAATAACTTCGCTTGCTAGAGTTGCGGCAGGAACGCCGGTCATGCTTGCAGCCAAGTCTATGCCTGCACCAGTACCACCGATTGATAAATCAAGCTGGGTCAACTCGGCAAGCGTCATCCCAGTACCAGGTACAACTGTCGATGCAGCAGCAGATTCTGCGGCAGTAGTTCCAGCCGTGCCGAAAATGCTTTCAAATCCACTTGGCGGTAGGCCAACAGCCATTGCCACACCAGCCAAGAGTGGGGCAATCATGCTTTTCAGACCAGTATCAACTTCTTGCTGAACACCAGTGCTGATCTCTTTACCCGTCAAGTCGTGCGTTGTGTACGCTCCACCAGCCTTGTTTTCTGCCTCAGAATAAGACACATAGGACGTAGGCGATCCACGCTCATAAGTCTCACCCGATCCACGCTCATCCCCATAGATGGGCTGGTAATAAACACCATTTTCAAGCACTGGAGCGCCAGTGGCATTCATCTTGTCGATGATGCTTTGTGGGATTCCTGTAGTTGCGGCGGCAATGTCTTGCGTAGCCACTTTTGTTTGTTCATTTCCAACATTTACATGATTAACTTGGCTAATCAAATCCATCCGTTCTTGGTTTAATTCGGCTTCTGTTTTTGCTGGCGCAGTAGTAACGCCAGTATTAACCCCACGGGTATTAACTGGCCCAACTGTATCGTCAACTATGCTCCCCGATCCGGTTAATAGGTTTGTTGCTGCTGGGGCTGTTGCTGCTGGGACTGTTGCAGCGGGGACTGTTGCTGAAACAGTAGGGTTAAGAATTCCCTCTCTTGTAGCCGCCGCAGCCATGTCTGCCGATGTCAAATTATTGGGGTTAGGCAATAAACCAACCAACATTTTGCCAATTTCAGCAGATGTTGGTGCTGGGGTTGTTGAGGCCAACAAGCCTGTAGGCGTGACAGCAGCTTCGGTCTTTAATGCAGCCAATGCGTCTGACATTTGCAGATTGTTGGGATTGGGCAGTAGCCCAGTCACCATCTTCATAATTTCAGCGCCTGTTGGGGGTCGGGCAGCAGCTTCGGTCTTTAATGCAGCCATAGCATCCGACAACTGCAAATTATTGGGGTTAGGCAATAGGCCCGTCACCATCTTCATAATTTCAGCCGCAGTGGGTTTTGCAACACTAGGTTGGTACAAGGAAGCCGCATAAGCTGCATTAGCAGCCGCAGAATCCTCTGGATCGTCATTTACTATCATTCTTGCCATGATTTCCCCTTAAACCGTACCACTGGCAACAATGTTGCCAAGCACAGTTAAATTACCCGATGAGTCAATTTTAAAAACACTTGTTCCGCTGTAGCGGATGTACAGCGTTGTGCCGCTTTCCAAAAAGGACCAGTTCGTGAAAGTTCCATCTGCCTTCGTTGCAATCGCAGTGGCAAGATTGTTGAACTCTGTGTCAATCTCTGTACCCTTGACAATCTTGGACGGATCGCCAGAGGTCAGTGCGTCTTTAGACGCAAAGTTGGTGCTTTTGGTGTAATTGCTCAAGATGTTTCCCCTTAACTGATTTTGCCATCTTTGGCTTGGATTTCAATCTTCTGCACAGACAATTGACTGCCAAAAATGTTCGTTTCATACCCAGTTTGCACAACTTTGCCAGAAGCCCCAGCAAATGCGTTCAGAGTTTGGATAGCAACACCGGCAGAATAGTAGGCAACCGCTGTTGCATTAGCGCCGTATTCGGCCACGCCATACTCGGCAATTCCCTGTGTTGGGATTTGGATATTTTGGGACTGATAGTTACCGCTAAAGTCGTAGCCCCACTTGATTGTCATCACCTGGTTGCTGCCGCCAATCACCACAACACGAATCCGTTTGAGCAATGATGTCTGGTTCTGGTTCCCAAGGTCAGCGTGATTCGTGTAGTAATACATCCGATATGCGCTTGCATGATCTTTGTATGTGTTGTACTTGCCGATGTACCCGTTTTTGCCGATAAGCAAATCGCCGTTGCGCTTGGACAATACCGCAGTTGGCTCAATTGAGTCCCATTTGGTAACTCTATAAGCACCGTTTTCAAGCTGGATTTTGGTGTCAAAGCAAAACGCTATTTTTGTAGCTGGCAGCAATAACAGGTAAAACGCTTCTTTCTCGTTGTAGACCGCTTTGATTGCCGATAAGGTTTCACCGCTTACAGATGCAATCAAATCGTTGCGTATGTTCTTAGACATATCATTTAGCGGCGCTGACTTTTCAGACACCGTTCTGAGCATTGACCTTACGCCGCTGTTGGACAAAAAGACAACATCAGGACCAGTTACGGCGATTGAGTCCCGTGCGATGCAGCCGATGTTGCCCACCGTGTCGTACAAAGAAATGGTCGATGGCGTTTGCATCCCCTGGTAGACCAAAATCTGCCGCTTGCCAAAGATATACAGAAAACCATTGTGGGCCGCAAGCGCCATGATCTCGTCTGCCCCATTGGGCCACACCCGTGAGATGTCCAATGTTCCGCTTGTCCCGCCCGACCAGACATGGCCTGCCATCAAATCGGAAAAATAGACCGTTGCCTTGTCAGCAGTCGTGTCTGCTGCCCACAGCCGCCCGTAGGCGCTCACAATAATGTTAGCCGATGGGACAGTGGCCACATAGCCTGTTTTCTCGCTGACCCGTCTGTAAGTCGTTGCGCTGACCGCAGGGTCGTAGATCAAGGGGTCATAACCCCGTTGAAAGAAATAAGTGATGCCGTTCAAACTGGTGCAGTGCCAATTGCTTGCCGTGATCGTTGGGGCACTGCCGCCCCCGCCATAGGTTAATTCGACAACTGCATTGCTGCTGTCCAGCTTGAACAACTTGTTATTGCCTGCAAACAATATAGTTAAAGTGCCGTCAATCTGCACCAATTCGTGAATTACATCAACATCATGCGCCCCAAGATTGCCTGACGATGCGTTGACTCTTTCCCATCCTTTTCTTGACCCAATGCGCCCGTATTGGTCAATGGTGCAGTTGGTGGCAACCAAAGCATACCCCGCCGCCAAGTCTAGCGGTGAGTCTTGCGTGTTCAGCCCAAAAAAGCCGGGGGCTGAAATGCTATAGGTCTGGATGGGCTGGCTCATGTTGGTACAAATTGCCCCTCTTCTGGGTAGCGTGTGCCTTCAAGAGCAATCTGGTCAGACAGCATGGATTTGTAGAGTTGGTAGGCTTCGGATGAGTTCAAGCCGCCATCCTCGCCACGCTCGACCAAAGCCCTAGCGTATGCGTTTTGCACCACCAATGAGTCAGGAACAAGCACCGATGTGCCGTCTAGCGCCAATACTGCCTGCGGTACGATTACGCTGAACAAGAGGGAATACACCCCACCTGGCCTTGGGTATAAAGTGACTTTTGTGTCGCCCGATGAGTCTACGCCGTTGAACGAAAACTGCGTTGGAATCGAGTTGACAATGGGCGTGAAATTCTGTTTGCGGTTCATGTCCACAAAGGTGATGTTCGTCAGGCCCACATTGCTGGTGATGTTGATCGCATCAATGACTTGAAACTTCTGGCCTGCACCAGTCAAAGAGTATTGGTATGTTGACGCTGATGTGGTCAAAGTGATGCTTGTGGCCAGGACATTCCACTTGTAAGCGTCTTCAATCTGCCGCTTGGAGTCATTGACAAATTTTCCAATCAAGGTGGAATACGGGGTTTGGTTGACTGTGGAAACGCTTGTCTCTCTCAGGCGTGCCAGCACATCATTGACCATCTCAAGATATGTCATGTTCTTTGACTCCCTTCAAGTTCAAGCGTAACAATAATGCCCATCGTGGAGCCTGCCTCTGTGGTGACTTTTAATATGTCACCCTCTTCCATGACAAACACACCGTTTGTAAGGCCAAATTCAAATGATGTTTTTGCGCTAATTGTGTATTGATAAGCAACGGAAATTGTTGTTGCAGCGCTGGTATCAGTCCAGTCAAAAGTAACGTGCTTGTTTGAGCTGGTAGCATTGTTGGCGTGCAGCAGCGTCACAACCGCATACATCCCCGTTGGTACGGTGTACAGCGTTGTCAGTGTGTTTGCAGTTGGATTTACTCCGACTGAAATTGGCCTCATCATCTGTCCTTTGAATTGAACGGAGGCCCAAACGGGTTGTCGCCAGTTCTGTCGAGTTTACTTCTTTTTGCGTGCTTCTGAAAGGGCTATCGCAATGGCTTGTTTCTGAGATTTAACGACTGGGCCTTTTTTGTTTCCAGAATGCAAAACACCTTTGCCCCACTCGCCCATAACTTTTTCGACCTTCTTTTGCGCCTTGGTTTTCATTTCTTTTTCGCCTGGTTAGTTGCCGTGCGGCCCCCTCGAACTGGAAGACCTTTTGGCTTTCCAATGGCAATCATTACTGTGATTGGGATGCCCTTGGGCTTTTTAGAACTATCAGGTTTTGCTGCTTTCATGGCTTTTCCTTGGTTATTGGCCCACCAGACTTCCATGCGTCACAAGTACGGGCCGCTGCACAGGTAAACTGGAACAAGTCGCAGTATCCTAAATTGGCTGCTTTGATGAAATTATCATCGTAAGACAAGCCTTCCTCATCTTTTTCCAACCCCTGCTTGATGCACTCCATCATCTTAGGGGTCTGTATGAACGCAGCACAATTACCACATTTCATGCCCTTAATGACATCCGTTGGGGCGTTGTACATCTTGGCCTTTTTGAGCCAAAAAGCCTCATTAGGCTTGTCAGGGTTAGGCGGCCCATAGCCGAACTTCTTAAAAGCGTTGTTTCGGTTCTTTAGATTGACTTCAACATCTTGGGTCGAAATCGGGCAAACAACGCCTAGCAAAGTCATTTTAAGACCAACCTATCTGCAATAAATGCAATGACCCCGCCGATCAAAGAAGCGATGGCCATCCCAACCCAAAAGCCGCCTTTGGACTTGTTGGCCAATTCCAGCAGCGTTTTGATGTCGTTTCGCATAGCATGGACTTCACCTTGCAATGCCTCAACCTGGGCTTCTAGCTTGCCAAATTCTCTTGGATCAATTGTCATTTGCCATCTTTCGAGGTCTGCCCATTTTCTTAGGCTGGACGATATTGGTTGAAAACCCTGTATCTGATCTAACAGGGTCTGATTGTTCTTCGGGTTCATCAATTCGGACATAGCCTTGATGACCCTTCATTGATTCGATGTCATGCTGCAAGTCAAAAGTAACCGTGTTTCCACTTTGAATACATTTGTAAACCGCCATGACTTATCCTTCAAAAAATCCCCCCAACCCGTAAAGGTGGGGGGTAATTGGCAACCCAATTAGGCAGGAACTGCCAGAGCGTAAGCGCTGGAAGACAGTGCTGCGCCAGAAGAGGCCGCAGAGCGAATGGCTTTCACACCGTACAAGGTATCGCTTGTGAACAAAGTCGCAAGGTACTCTTGTTTGTACTGAACTTGTGAGCGAATGCCCACTTGCTCAACCAAAACCATAGAGTCTTTGTGGCCCATCAAGCAGATGCGGTCAGTCCCAGAAGTACCAGCACCAGTGTCAGCATTGCTGCTTGTGAACACTGGGATGCCGTACAAGTTACCGATTTCACCTGTGCGAATAGCAGTACCGTTTCCGATAAATGCTTGCTCGGTGTAACGGGCCAGACCCATCAAGGTGTTGCGGCTGGAGGGAGGGATCAGGAAGAAACGATTGTCCATAGGAGTATCGTTATCGTCCAGGCGCTGAATGGTGCGGCGAATTGCTGCATCAGTCAAGGCGGCTGCGTTGCTGGTCGAGCTGTTGTAAGCAGTAGTGCCATTTGAGCCAATGAAGGCTTTGGTGGTGGATGCAGCAGTTGCGTAGTCATCAGTTCCAACAGTAGCGCCATTAAAGGCACGGCCCAATTGGATCAAGTCAGTGTCAACTTGTTTTGCCAAGGCATAGCCAGCGTCTGAAGTGTAGAAGTTACGCAGCGTGTTTAGCGCTTGGGCTTCGACAATATCCTCAATCATGCGGCTGTATTCGTAGTGCTTGTTGATAGAAACTTGCACTTCGGTTTCAGTCGCTGCAATCAGCGTGACGGCAACAGTAGTTGCTTTGGCGCTGGCAGACCCACGGGTGGGTGATGGGATATGGATGGTATCGCCCTTTTTGCCTTTGAAGTTCATCTTCATCACAATGTTCGCAAGAACCAAGTTCTTTTTGTACGCTGCGATAATCTCATCACTCCAAATCTCAGGGATGAATTTTTCTGCGGTAGTCGTGGTTACGCTATTCGCTGGGGAAAATGCTGTTACGGTCATAATATATCTCCAAAAGGTTTACTTAACCCTGCCGTCAGAATACGCCTGCATGATCTCGTCACTCAGCGCATCATAGCGGTTCGGGTCTGTCATTTTCAGCCGAATGAGGTCTGCTCTTCGGTAGATTTTCTTTGAACTCTCACCAGCACCGCCGGTATCAACTGCTGCGGCTTTCATGCTCACTTGCCTAGAGGCTTTACCAGCCTCATCGTTCTGTTGAGCCTTTACACCTCGCAATTGCTTGTAGGTACTGAGCAGTTCATTGGCGCTGTCAAAATCGTATTCACCATCGGCCTGGGCAAACAGCTTGATGCGAACAGGTGAAGATTTCACCCAGTTTGCAAAATCCTGATCTGCGGCAATTTGCCGAAAGTCAGGGTGCTGCGCCGCAAGTCTTTGTTGGACTTGATTCGTCTTCATC